CCGCGCCGGCACCCCGGCCCGCACGCTGTACATCCCGCTCCAGTTCTGGTTCTGCCGCAACCCCGGCCTGGCCATCCCGCTGATCGCGCTCCAGTACCACGAGGTGCGCATCAACGTGGAGTTCGAGCAGTGGATCAACTGCACGTACTACGAGCTGCTGACGGCGACGCCGCCCCCGGTCAGCATCCAGTCGCTCACGGCCGCGTCGCTGTACATCGACTACATCTACCTGGACACGGAGGAGCGTCGCCGCTTTGCCCAGCAGACGCACGAGTACCTGATTGAGCAGCTCCAGTTCACGGGTGCCGAGGCGATCACGTCGTCGTCCAACAAGATCCAGCTCAACTTCAACCACCCGGTCAAGGAGCTTGTGTGGGTCGTCCAGCGCGACTCGTTCGTGGACTGCACGCCTAACCAGGTCTTCATCGCGGAGGTCAACGGCTGCCAGCCGTTCAACTACACGGATGACTTCTCCACGGAGGGCATCGTGATGGACGTCCTGGCCCGCGGCTCGCTGGTGTCTGGCGGCCCCGCGACGGGCGTGCCCACCGCGCTCGGCGACGGTCCTTCGGGCCCTTACTTCGTTGCCGGTCTTGGTGCCCCGGGTGTTGGCCCGTCGCTCAACGGCGCGTCGTGGCTCGACACCAACAGCGGCCCGGGCGGCAACGACCAGGGCATCGTGTTCGAGGACACGACCAACTACCTCCTCGCGAAGGTCATCCTCCAGTCGGGTGTTCGCTGCGAGGGCAAGAACCCGGTGGAGGTTGCCAAGCTGCAGCTCAACGGACAGGACCGCTTCACGGAGCGCGAGGGCCGCTACTTCTCCCGCGTGCAGCCGTTCCAGCACCACAGCCGCACCCCGGCCCAGGGCATCAACGTGTACTCGTTTGCCCTGAAGCCGGAGGAGCACCAGCCGTCGGGCACCTGCAACTTCTCGCGCATCGACAAGGCCACCCTCCAGCTGACGGTGTCCGTGAACACGGTGCGCTCGGGCCGCACGGCCCAGGTTCGCGTCTACGCCGTGAACTACAACGTGCTCCGCGTGATGAGCGGAATGGGCGGTCTTGCGTACAGCAACTAGAGACCCCCAAGGCAACCAAGAAATCAGCCAAGAAATCAAAAACAAAATGAGAATGGAGCTCCATTCTGATTTTGACATTGGTGTGCTTACTTTCTGCTTAGAGGCTGCAATGACAAACTAAAGAAAATGGCGTGTCGTATCTGCAAGACGGAGACATGTAAGGATATCATCGACCTTGGAAACCAAGTGATCACATCGCGGTTCCCGAAACTTGGCGAGCCTCCTGCACCCACGACGCCAATGAAGCTTATGATGTGTGATACGTGTGGTTTAGTTCAGCTTCGTGATCTTGTCCCCGGATCCGAGATGTATGAGTACATGTATGGATACCGCTCTGGAATCAGCGGAACGATGCGCGCTCACCTTCGCAAGTACAATGACGAGATTATGCTTCTTGCCTCGATCGAAGAGGGTGATGCTGTTCTGGATATTGGAAGCAACGATGCAACGTTTCTGAAGATGTACCCTACGAGTCTGAAGCGCCACGGCTGCGATCCTACCGGAAGTCAGTTTGCAAGCGAGTATACGGATCTGTTCCTGACGCCCACCTACTTCACGAAGGAAGCGGTTGCCCCCCTCGGGTTTGAGTACAAGGTTGTCTCGTCGATCTCAATGTTCTACGATCTCCCCGATCCGGTCCAATTTGCTCGCGACGTCTATGATGTTCTTCACCAAGACGGACTGTGGACGTTTGAGCAGAGTTACATCAAGACAATGCTCGATCGTAATAGTTTTGATACGATCTGCCACGAACATGTGGAATACTACGGCATTCGTCAGATCAAGCACATCCTCGATCTGGCTGGGTTTAAGATTGTGCGTGTCAGTCTGAATGACTGCAACGGTGGAAGCACTCGTATCTTTGCTGCAAAGAAGGACTCTCGTTGGACGGAAGATGGTCGGGCTGTTCAGAGGCTTCTCGACGGAGAGCGTCACCTTGCTGATCCCGCTACGTATCACTCCTTTATGGCACGATGTGATGACGAGATTGCTAAGCTCAAGTCGCATCTGGCTACAGGAAAGAAGACCTATATCTACGGCGCTTCGACAAAGGGCAACTGCCTCCTACAGTATGCAGAGATTGGTCCAAATGAGGTGAAGTATGCTGTTGAGCGCAATCCCGCGAAAGTTGGTTGCACGACCGCGACGGGGATTGAGATTATCAGTGAAGAGACGATGCGTGCGGCACCGCCCGAGTACCTGCTGGTTCTGCCATGGCACTTCAAGACCGAGATCGTTGCTCGCGAGTCTGAGTTTCTTAAGGCGGGTGGCAAGATGATCTTTCCCCTTCCCACGTTTGAGATTGTGGGAGATTCGCCGGTGTAGTCACAATGTTCTTAGAAGTATCCTCCGGTGAGGGCTTTGATAAGCTCTCGATCCTTGAGATCAAACATAGCAAGATTACATCACCCGAAAAACAAGCGGCGGTTTTGAGAGAGATCACTGCGTTGTCGAGCATCAAGTTTCTTAAGGAGCAATATCCATTTGAATATGCCTCGATTATGCGTGTGAATGAAGAGATATGGGACCTGACCGAAGTTCTTGATCCCCAAGACCCAGACTTTGCGCGTATCTCCGAACGTATTTTTGAGTTGAATCGTCAACGGTTTCGGGTAAAGAGGATGATCAATAGTGCAGAGAACTCTCAGCTGAAGGAACAGAAGAGTTTTGGAGATAAACACTGTGTTATTGAACTGGATGTCGATCCGTATTCTCGGGTTACTGAGCTCTACTCAATTGTCTTTGAGTACGATACCTTCTCGTTTGATCGTCCGTGTAGGCTGAGACCGTTTGTGAATTTCTTGGACTCCGCTCCTGAGACGTTTGCCACAATCAAGCTGTCTGCGCTTGGACGAAAGGTTAAAGTGACTCCAATTCGGTATGGATGTGGTGGCCGTCTTGGAGACACGATTCATCAGATGTCGGTTGTGAATGAGATGTATCTGAAGACAGGCCGAAAGGGAACTGTCTACTTGTCTCCTACCTTAGGTGACCAATTTGATCGTGATATTGAACGCACGTTTGCCGATATCAAGACTGTGATTTGCGACCAACCGTATATTGGCTCGTTTCAACTTCACCAAGGAGAGGAGTTTGATATCAATCTAAGCAAGTGGAGAACTCACAATCACAGCTACGATACGTCTTGGCATCAAACATTTGAAGGTGCGTTTGGAATTCCGTGGAATACAACACCTTGGATCTCCGTTGTACCGAATCTACAATACAAGGAGACCACATTCATTAGCTGTGGTGACAATCGACGAAACTCGGTGCTACGATATGCAGAGCTTCGTCAGCGTATTCCCAATCTAGTCTTTTTGGCAACGAGTCAGTCAATGTACGAACTGTTCGTTCAGCGGAATGGTGTAGAGATGCCGTATTTAGTCTGCCCAACCTTCTCTGACTTAGCAGGTGTTCTGATGGCGTGCAAGGGACTCATTGGCACCTTGTCGATGCCGCTTGCATTAGCAGACGCAATGTGGAAGCCCAGGTTGGCGATTCTGTATAGTTATGACTATGATTGTAAGGTCGCGATGCTGACAGACAACCGTCATATCATACACACTGAAGACCTAGACGCGTTTGGATGGCAGACGCCAGTGCATCCGCGGACCATTGTTCCCGGTACTTTGTAGTCAACGCAAGCCCATTCTGCATAATATCCCTAAGGGGTGTCTTGTATGCACAGATCCCGTCATCGTAGATGTGACGAAACATATCGGAATCTGAGATCGCAAAGGGCCGATTTACACCAAGAACAGAATCGATCACACTCGAACACGCACGATTTGGAAACGGGGCATACAAAAAGATGTTGAGGTCATTCGTGCGAAGGAATGTAAACAGTGCATCATTTGATAAGAAGTCGTGACAGATCCATAGCTGAATACCGGGCTTTGTAATCTTTTGCCGACACCTCTCTGCGAGTTGACGAGATTCTCCGGCATGGGTTCCTACCCAATATGCTTCTGGCATCAGGAGTCTGATCGTTGCTCTATCAAACTGCAGTTGAACCAACTCAACTATCTTGTCAAACTCTTTATTTAGAAACCCAAATCCGAAGGATCCAATGATTGGATTCTCCAGATTTATAGGGTATGAAGATGTATCATTGTATGCTAGAGGGCGCGGGATTCCATCTGCGCGAGTGGGATCATTGTTGAGATGAAGTCCGGGACGAACATCATACATGAATGACTCGTGATACAGGTAATAATACTCCTTGTCTTCAGCCTGATTTGATTTGTCTAGAAATTGAAACAGGCTATGATAGTAGTTGATCAACACTTTCTTGTGCCCCTCAACAGCACGCAGATACTCATCAAGAGTTTCCACTTCTGCATAGTCAATTTTGACACGGTCTTTGATATTGCTATAGATCCGCAGTCCGTATTGATAAACGCCACACTGCTGCTTTGATGGATTTATCAGAATAGCTGACATTTACGCTTACCATGCGAGGATACGTAAATGCCTGTTCTTTGTTTGAGTCAAGCGGGTCAAGACGTCTTTGCTCGTCACCTTGTGCGCCGCCCGGGGACCTATCTTGATATTGGATCGTTTCGTCCTACGTACCATAACAATACGTATGCTCTTGAGATGGAGGGCTGGACGGGTCTGTCCATTGACTATCAGAATTTTGGCGAGGAGTTTGCTACGAAGAGGAAGAACCCCTTTCTTTGCACGGACGTGACGAACGTGAAATGGCATACGGTTGTAGGAGATCACCCTTTTATGCAGAACACGATTGACTACATCTCCTTTGATGTCGACGAGGCAACCATGCCAGCGGTGGCACACTTCCCTTGGGACAAGATTCGCTTTGCGACCATGACGATTGAGCATGATCAGTATCGGTTTGGCACTGCGACTCGCGACTACATTCGCGAAGTTCTGACAAATCACGGATACTCGCTCATTTGCGCAGATGTGGTCATGCCCGAGTACGGCGCGTTTGAGGATTGGTACGCGGACTTGGACCTCGTGAACAAAGCGGCGGCTGAGCAAATTCGCTGCGATGGACTGACATATCTTGAGATCTTCAAGAAGATTGATCCTGCGCCGTATGCGTTTTACTGTCCGCCACCATCATACGAATAACTTCGGTGTATAATAAAACATGTTAGCGTTTTTGCGAAGGAAAAGCAAAGCCCTCGTAGTTGGTCCGGGTGGATTGGGCGATCAAATTTGGATGAGCGGGGCTGTTCGGTATATTGCGCAGCAGCATGAGGAAACCCATCTTTTCTGTTCATATAGAACGTTTGCAACTCTTCAAACACTCTATAGAGATAGTCCTTCGATCAAGCTTCTCATTGTTACGCAGGAAGCTAGTGTGTTACGAGAATGGGCACGATCTCGGTATAGAACCATCTATGCGTGTGCATTCACAAAAGATCTCTATGTTCGGCCTGTAGATATGAACGCCCTGCCCGAGATCTTCTATGATCAGATGGAAATTCCGAGATCTGTCCGACACAGTCATTTTGTGCTTCCTGTAGTCCCAGAGTCCACGATGTTATATAAGCTTGTCGGATCACAGCCATATATTTTTGTCCACACAATGTCATCCACAAACGTAACACCGCTTGTGTCGTGGGATATAAATACGGTCTTGACGATTGATCCAAATGTAAGTCATTACCCCTTGGATCATCCTTGGCGTGAGCTATCTGAGGCGTTTGTAGACAAAGCATTTTTTCATTACTGTGACCTGATAAGACACGCAGACGAGCTGCATCTTACGAACAGCTCATTCTACGTTCTTGCATCACAGATCTCCCCACTCGATGCAAAGGTAAAGGTATGCTATGAGCGAGAACATGGAACAGTCATTCAGAGGTATACTTTTTCTTGATCATTCTTGACCATTCGACTAACGAGATTGGGGAATGAAACACGTGGTGTCCATCCGAGAACTGTACGGGCTTTGGTCGGGTTTCCAACGAGCAGATCCACCTCAGCCGGGCGATAAAACTTTGGATTCACGCGAAGAACAACTCGTCCTGTCTCATCTGTTCCGATCTCGTCTACACCAGATCCAGACCACGTAATCGAATGACCCGCTGCCTCAAACGCAAGCTCAACAAATTCACGAACAGTATGCGTAACACCTGTCGCCAAGACATAGTCATCCGGCTTGTCTTGCTGAAGCATCAACCACATGCCGTATACATAGTCCTGTGCGTGACCCCAGTCGCGCTTGGCATCCATATTTCCAATCTCCAGCGTGAAGTTGGGATCCGAATAGATCTTTGCGATTGATGTCGTTACCTTGCGGGTGATAAAGTCCTCACCACGGCGCTCTGACTCGTGATTGAAGAGGATCCCATTGCACGCAAACATTCCATAGCTCTCGCGGTAGTTCTTCACGATCCAAAACGCATAGAGCTTGGCAACACCATACGGACTACGCGGGTAAAAAGGGGTGGTCTCCGACTGAGGAACTTCGACAACCTTACCGTAGAGCTCAGATGTGGACGCCTGATAGAAACGCGTCTTCTCTGCAAGGCCTAGACGCCGGATTGATTCGAGGATCCGAAGGGGACCAAGACCATTCACCTCTGCAGTGTACTCTGGCTGTGTAAAGGATGTATGGACCTGTGACTGAGCGGCAAGATTATAGACCTCAATTCGCTCTGCGTCGCGAAGAGGGATAAAGACGTTCATAATTGAGGTCGAATCACCCATATCCGCCTGGACGATCTGAAGATTCGGGTGCTCAAGAAGCTCTGAGATTCTCCCCAATGTAGGAGTGGACGATCGGCGCACAAGACCGATGACCTTGTAGTTCTTCTCCAGCAGAAGCTCGGCAAGGTACGACCCATCCTGACCCGTAATACCAGTTACAACTGCAGTTCGCATCATTGTGGTTATATCGGTGTGGCGTTTAAGTAATGTAACTGCGCGCGTTCAAGGAATAGGGTGTGGATGGAGTGTACAATGTATCCGTCCACTTGTTCACAATACACACTGGTAACTTAGAATATAAGGTATCAAGTGCTCCGTGAAGAACGACCGGAGTGGCTCCACATGCAAGCGCTTCGTAGATACGATGGGTATCCATCCCCGTTCCCTCGGGACATAGAACAAACTTTGAGTGACACATGTCTTCATAGTATTCAGGCTGCGCTCGACCTTCTGGTTCTTTGCGGACAACTCGAGGATCGCCTTCAAACGCCTTCAGACACTCTGCTCGGGCAACTACGTTTGTCCCGGCTGAAAAGTTGGAGTAGATCTCAATGTACCGATCGCTGGATGGCTTGATTTTATCCAGATGCTTCAGTCCACTATCTGGGAATCCAAGCGGGATCGTGGTTACCTGTGGATGTTGAACGATCGTATTGATGGCGTAAATCCGAAGAGCACGCGGAAGTGTGCGCCTGAGTCTATCTGCATCAAACGGCGCATCCGAGTTATGGATGATCAGATTGAACTTCTTAGGTGTAGCGAGGCGGATACTCAAGAACTGATTGAGATGATCACCATTCACAAAGACCCAGTCCCCCGCTCTAGAACCCCACTGCATAAAGGGTCGTTCCCGATACCTTGGGTCATAGTTCCAAGCACAGAGATCCGAAAACGACTTTCCTGAGATCATTATAATGGTAAGGGTCTTTTCTTTTTGTATTTATGGACCGCCGAACCCTCGGTATTATCCTGCTCCGATGATCCAGAATGTTCAGTTGATTAATACATACTTTCCCGATTGGAAGATCTACCTGTATATGTCGCCCGATGTGGATGCTGGGTTTGTTGACCATATCCAGCAGTTCCCCAATGTGGTTGCCAAGATGACCGGAAAGATGGGTGGCATCAATCGACTTGAGCGCCTATTTGCAGTTGATGAGCCAGACGTAGACACAATGTTTGTCCGTGATGCAGATAGCCGTGTCCACTGGAAGGATCGGTGGGCGATCAACGATTTCTTGAGTAAGCCACAGTTTGTTGCTCATGCAATTCGTGATCACCCAGATCATAAGGCTCGGATATTGGCTGGGATGTGGGGCATGCACAAATCAGCAGGCGTCGGTGTCAGAGACTTGTTTGAGATGTTTCAAAAGAATCCAATTGATCTTGGATATGGCACAGACGGAGCCGATCAGAGCTTTCTAGGGTCATATATTTACCCGTGTGTGAAAAGCCGAATGCTCGTTCATTACAGCAATAGGTTTGTTCTTGGCGGCGAACATGTGCTTGAATTCCCATTTCGCTTCACAGATCAGTTTCACTGTGGAAAGGTAGAGGGCCCTACCTTTGTGGACACACAGAAGACGATGCCGCGGATTGCTCTCGTTAACGGTAGGTTTAAGTTATGATAACGTATACAATGGCACGGCCCATTATCTTCTGTCTCGACAACACCAATGGCTTCTTTGCCCTATTCTTCATCATGTGTAACGCATACATTGCTTCAAAAAAGATGGGATCGCCCTTTTACATAACCCAAGCAGGCTGGTCCTATGCGTACAAGGAAGGCTGGCACGACTACTTTGTTACACTTCGAGCGCCACCACTCTTTCCAAAATTGACCGATCCTATTCGTGTTGGATGTGATCTTGCTAGGTTTTATGCGCCGGATTTTCCCCTCGCCGAATACGTAACAAGTATCCGTGAACTATTTATATTGAAGACCGAACTCCAACAAAGGGCAGATGCGATCATTTCGCGGATGTCGTCGAACTATATTGCTATTTTCGTCCGCCGTGGTGATAAGCTGATTGAAGAAGCTGGATATATTTCATTCGCTGACATTCTTGCAAGGATCCCTCATACGGAACAGACTGTGTTCTTCATTCAGACAGATGATTACGGCGTTGTCGAAGAAGCAAAAAGAGCCTTGCCCACATCACGAATTGAATCCACGGTTCCTCCTACGAAGCGCGGTTCTTTTCATACACGGCGCCGTTCCAAACAACAGATCAAAGAGGAAACGGAAGAGATGTTAGTTGGACTCTCCGTGTGTCTCCGAGCCCCTGCTTGTTGGACGGATTCTACGTCAAATGTTGGTCGATTCTTGAAACTGGCAAGTCCAAGTGTCCGTGTATACCCAGAGGACTTTGCTGTGGATCTATCGTATGTAATGTGCCCTGCATGGTCTATAAAAAGATAGTATGAATACACAAATGCACGCAATCGGATCTCGCGCCCAAGTCATGCACGGAACAGCCCACCATACAACGGGCGGTCTCACAAAGGCCGACCTGAAGATGAACAAGTGGGGTCGTATCGTCTCGCGTAAGAAGTCGGCCCGCATGGCGCATGGAAAAACCCAGCGTAAGAAGTAATGCGTTTGATCTCTCTCTTAGCGGCGGCAACATGGGTAGACTTTGTCGTCATTGTGATCGCCAAGGTGGCTCCGGGTCAACACGTTTCGTTCCTGCCTCCCACAGGTGCTTTAACGCTTTGGTACGATAAGTTTGGGCTCGCTGCTGTAGCCGCTGATGTGTTCAGTCTTATGATCGGTGTGTTGATCGCAACTCTTCTGTTTCCGAATGCGCGTGGTCTTGCCTTGGTGGCGGCTGCGATTTTTGTTCAGCTACTTCATGATATCTTCTTTTACCTTGTCGTTATCCGAGGTCTCCCTCAGGGTCAGAACAAAATGATTGATGTCTTCAAGAGCTACGCAGATGAAGGTGGGTGGACGATCCTGCTCGCAGATTCCCTGATGATGACGTTCACTGTTTTGCTGGCTGAACTGAATGACCTAGTTCTGCCGTATAGTGTCATTGCGTTAGAAGCACTGTTGGGCATGTACTCCCTGATTTATATCACGTATACTAAGTAATGGGCGGCGGATTATTTGGAACACACCTCACACTTAACCCCAAGTGCTTAGTGTTTTCCCTGTTTGTGTTGATTGTGTACTGGATGCCGCATTTTAAGCCCCTGTCTCACCGTATTCTCATGGCTTTCCTGCTGGCGTGTGTTGCGTATGTTTCCCTTGCGTGGTACGATATGATCTACGATTGCAAGGACCGGCTCAAGCCTACGTTTCTGGGCTGGATGTGGGGCTGGGCTAAGCCGCCGGAGTACATGAAGGCCTTTATGGAGCTGCCAGAACGTGAGCAGAAGCTCGTGCGCACCATTGACATTGTGGTCCTGATCGGAATCGTCGTTCTCTTCTTTCTTCCTTTCCTCGTGAAGAAGTAATGAAGGACTTTGTGGATGGAGTCATCAAATCGGTGAACTGGACGGTGGGCAAGTTTGATATGCTTCCAATCGTCTTTGGAACCGTGATGGCTCTGATTGATATCAGTATGATGGGGACACTGAAACTGGTGGACCAAGGAAAGCTGGCGTATGCGGTTGGACTTCCGGTGGCTACGTTGCTGTATGCGTTTGAACCGTATGTCTTCCTGAAGGCGATGACGCATTCCAACATGGTCACAACAAACTTGATCTGGAACTTGGCATCCAACATTCTGGTCACTCTGACAGGCGTGTTCTTCTTTAGAGAGAGCATCAAGGGTCTCAAGTGGTTAGCGATTGCACTCAGTCTCTTCTCTCTAGCAATTTTTGCCTACAGTGAGTAATAATGAGTGTCTACGTGATTGAAGAGGGAGATACTCTTGCCCCCATTGCGTTTAGGACGTTTGAACAAGCCAAAGCGTATCTCACGGCCAAGGCTGCAGAGAATGGCTGGGAGATCGTGAACGACTACGACGTACCGGAAGCCGACTTTAAGGAGGATAACGTAAACCGATACGCAGATGGACGTGCGAGACCTGCCGAACGACCGATTGGGAAGACTTACATCTGGGCACAGAGAGAAGACGCGCCCGAAATCACTATCATCATTCACAAGTTGACACTAGAAGAATATGCTGCCGGAGATCCTATGGGACCTGAAGGAGGACGTCGTCGCAAGACCCTCAAGCAACGCCTCGCAGCTGCGAAAAAGAAGTGCTATCCGGGATATGATGTCTACGATTACCGCATGAACGCCAAAGGGGAGTTCTTTAATTGCCTTCCGGCTGGACTGAAGCGTCGCAAGACACGTCGCCAAGGCTCCTTGAAGCGGACTGCGTAGAAGAACTTAGACACCGAGCCTCAAGCATACATAAATGAGCGACGACCTAGTGATTGCCAAGACTGTGCAGACGTCGCCCATCCGCACCCTCGCCGAGGGTCTGAAGTCTATGCTGGTGGAGATGAGCTTGGTCTTTGATAAGGATGGCATCCGCATGATCGCCATGGACAATTCCCGTACAGTCCTGACACACATGAGACTGTATGCGAACAAGTTTGAGCAGTATGAGTACAACAACAAGGCCCCGAAGCTGAGTGTGGGCCTGAACACGGATCACTTCTACCGTATTGTGAAGACGGTGACGAACGACGACACGATCACGTTCTCGGTGTCCAAGGCTGAGTCGAACCACCTGACGATCACGATTGAGAATGGAGAAAAGGGCCGGCGTATCAAGTATCGCCTGAATCTGCTGGATTGTGACGAGTCGGATATCACAATGCCGGAGACGGTGTTTTCAGCCCGCGTTACAATGCCCTCGCTGGACTTTCAGAAGATCTGCCGCGACATGACTCTGCTGTCGGCCAAGACGGTGGACATCAAGAATGTCGGCAACACGCTCACCTTTTCTTGCAAGGGTCCGTTTGCGTCGCAGACGGTGACCATGGGTGACGCTGCCTCGGAGATGTCCGTCAGCAAGAATGAGTCCACGGAGATTGTGAGCGGGTCCTTTTCCCTGCCGCACTTGGTCCTGTTTACCAAGTGCTCCAATCTGTCCAACAATCTGGAGGTGCATATGAAAAATGATTGGTTCATCATGATCCGCTACGTGATTGCGAACCTAGGTGACATTAAGCTTTGCCTGATGCCGCTGCCGGCGTCGTCTACTTAGGACGCTCGGAGGACCTCACTTGGGACGCGTGTTGTGCGCCTTGTAAACAATATCATCCGTGGTCTTCATCTTGAGGCTTGGAGCAAAGAGCTTCTTGTCCGTAATGTTGGTGGTGGTGTTCCAAATCTTGATGATATGAAACTGTCCCTTGGGGGACACAGAGACACCCACAATCGCCTCTTTGTAGTTGACTAGAAAGTCATTCACAAAGCAGTGAGCCATGGCGTCAATGAACACCTCGCAGGTGTCCTTGGCATCCACCTTCTTTGACCAAGCACCTCCGCGGATGTGCTCAGGTGCCTCCCACAGAGGACGGTATCCCTCCCGCATGAGGAAGAACATGCCCGATTCCCATGCATCCTTGGAAATGGCATCAATGACGGTCCAGAAATCAGCTGGAGTGGAGAGAGTGGCGATGTTCGTGTAGGATGCCTCCGAGTAGTTGTTGTCGTTAGGATCATGATACCAGAGGATCCACGTCATGGGCATAGGAGTTGTGTCAGACATCTTCGCCACTCTACCTATAGTAGTGGGTGAACAATCCATTTTGTTCTACGCATCCACAATGGGATTTCCATCATGGCCCAGCTTTACCATTGTTCCGTCCTCCTTCACTTCGTAGATCCACCATGCGTAATCGGGAAGCATACCCCTAAACTGATAGACCGACATGACATCATTCAGCGCATCGGAGAAGAGAGTGTATCCCGAATAAATATCCCACTTTGCCTTGTCCTCCTCTAGCGTGCTACGGTATACGATCGCAAAGGTCTTCATTGTATCTAGGTTACATTGTCTCTGTGAAAGCACAACTACTTGCCGTATAGCTTTTTGATAGGAAGGGTGGTCTTCTTGTAGCGAACTGCGTCGGCAAACTGGAACTTTGTGTACGCAGGTGCAAAGAGAATCACGTCATTCCGAAAGATGGTCAAGCTCTCGTCGTCCGGAACAATGTGTCCCGCCATTCGCAGGGCATCCTTGTAGGTTTTGATCTCCTTGAACTTGGATGCCCGAATCGTTTTTATGCCTATCGTCATCATAGGTTGATCAATACCAAAACAGTTGCCCATTGGTAGAAAACGGATACGATTGTCTAAACAGAAGAGAAGGGGAGAATGGACATTGCTACTCTCTATTCTCTTCGCGCAAACCCCCGCCCTGCACTCAGCGATGCCATTCGCACGATCATCTCCACCCTCAAGATCTCCTTCAAGCCGTCCTTCCGGCGCCAAGTTATTCGCAGAGCCCCAGCAGAAGAGGCCTCCAATTGGCGAGAGCTCGCGCTGCTTGCAGTTCACCGAAAGGTCCGTGAGAAGGACGACGCAGATTACGATGCCGTCAATGCGTTTCTCAACAAGCTGACCAAGCAGACGTACGACAAGATGATGGTCTCCATCATGGAGAAGCTTGACAGTCGGGATTCCATGTTCCGACTTCGGGTCACCACCTTGCTGTTTGATCGCGGCATTCAGCAGACCTTCTATGCTCCGCTGATGGCGGATGCCTACAAGGACATTGCGTCGGCCTATCCTGATGCTCGTCAGGATCTCATGGTGCAGGTGATGATGTTTGATACGCTGTATGCGGATACAAACGTCACCATTGTCCCTCACCACACAGACCCTGGATACACCGATGCGATTATTGCTTGGACAAAGCAGAAGGAGAAGAAGCGGACGTTCGCGGTGTACGTGGCTGAGCTCTTTGCTCGGGGCCTGCTTCCATCGGAGGTGATGTCTGCGTTTGTCAAGACAATCGTGGATGATCTGAAGGAGTGCGTTCGGCATCAAAAGACCCCCGCGGGCGAAGAGCACGTGGATGCGCTGGTCCGCTTCGTGTTTGCGGTGGCGGCCAAGGTGCCTGAGGTGAAGGACCCAGTCCGAGCTGTGTTGGCCATCCCGAAGGCTGAGACACCGTGTCTGAACATGAAGAGCCGCTTCAAGCTGGATGATTCTCTGAAGTTATAAACAATGGCGCCACAAATTGATCTGACAAAGGAAAACCTCAGGGAAATCTTCCGCAAATTCTATACGTATGGAACACGCGAGGATATGTACGATGTTATCTACGATCTTGACCGTATTGACCCTGAACTTTTTAGAGGCGTACGAGGGCACGGCGCGGACGCAAGGCAAGTATTGGACTATCTGATCGAGCAGAAGGATAGGATGTCGGACGATGAAATTAATCGGGAGCTATTCCTTATATTTAGGTTCTTGAGGATAAGACGATTTGAACTTTTTCCAGACTTGTGGGACGGATATCCAGACTGGTGGGACCAGCCGCAGCCGCGGCCGCCTGCGCTTGCGCCTGCTGCTGCGCCTGGGTGGGACGGAGGACGCCGCCGCAGAACCCGTCGCGGTAGAAAGAGTCGTCGGAAGTCTCGCAGATCGGGATAGACGATTCTCTGAAGGTATAAACAATGCTTCCAGAGGGATCCCCGACGATTGCGCAGATTAAACGCCTGCAAGAAGAGGTAAAGACACAGATACAGGCAAATAAAGCCGACCCCCCCAGTGCTGGATGGCCTGACAACATACTTGCCATCATCCTCAACATGATAGAGCGTGATCCATCTTTTTTGCCGGATCAGCCCGGTCGCGCAGCCGTCGTCGACAATGCTGCAGTGCGCGATGCTAGGGATAATGTGGACATCGGCCTAGTTCAGCTGCGCAAAGATCTGGAAAAACGAGACGCGAAGGATAAAGGACCGTCTTGGGCGATAGCGCATTGGACGCTTGATCAGATGAGAAAGGTGCTTAAGTACAGAGATGACCGTGGTGGTCGTCGGTCCACCCGCGGTAGAAAGAGTCGTCGGAAGTCCTTGCGTCAAAGAAAATGAGTGCCGTCCCCTCTGCCACTGTAATGGCCGCTGCCGCAAAGATTGCGATTGAAAATGACAAGCCGATCTACCTTGACTATTACAACGATAGCTTGGCAAAGTCGTGCTGCATCGGTGTTCAGGACACTACCAAGTTTCTGGTGAAGTCGGATACGGAGTACACCTCGCCGATTGAGACCATTTCTCGCATCAAGGAGGAGAAGATCTTCATTGTTGCCACGGAGAACAGCATCTACATCGTGTCTGCTGAAATCCCTGTTAAACGGATCGTGGGGTCTAGTGACAAGACGGAGTAATGTCATCCCCCTTTCCTCCACAGTCGCCGGTTGGCTCCTTTCCTCCACAGTCGCCGGTTGGCTCCTTTCCTCCGCCGCACCGTATTTTGTATGAATGCTTGAACGACAGAGAAACCAAAACACTTTGGGATGCTTACAAGGCTAAGTACGCAGACCAGTGTGAATTTGAAGAAGTGGATGCAGCTGTGTCCAGTTCAATTGATGACTTTGCGAAATGGTTCGCCCAGTGGATTGCCTTTGCACCTGCTCATAGATCCACTCGTGTCCGTATCTTGCTGATTTGGCATGCTCATTTTTTGAGTTTGGCTTGTCAGCAGATGCTTCGTCGCTCGCTGGAGCAGCGCTCGTTTCGTTGTCGCGTGTGGTTTCACATAGAAGAAGCTCTTTTGCAGTCGGCCATTGTCAGTCGCTGTATTGTGACCACGGTCCCCGAGTATGTTCATCGCCCACAGATCAGTGGCGCACTGGACCCTGCGTTGTGGGATGACCCGCGGATGCTTGAAATGGAATTAGAACGAACGAACAAGTAAGAGACATGCGCGTATTTACAGATGGATCTTGCACTGGCAATGGTCGCAAGGGTGCAAAGGCAGGATACGCGGCTTGGTTCCCCGATCACCCCACCTGGTCATCTTCTCACCGAGTTCCCGACGATGAAGACCAAACAAACAATCGGGCTGAGCTCTCAGCGATTCGGCTTGCTGTCAAAACACTAGAGGACCGTGGAGAACTTGATTGCGACTTGGTTGTCTATTCGGACTCCGAGTATTCCATCAACTGCTTGACGTCGTGGTTGACGGGCTGGATGAATCGGGGCTGGAAGACAGCGGCTGGCAAGGATGTTCTTCATCAGGACTTGATCAAGGAGATCACAACCACGCTCTCCAAATTCAAGTCCCATCGGTTTGTTCACGTAAAGGCGCACACAGGTGGGTTGGATGAACTGTCCAAGCAGAACGCCGTGGTCGACAAGATGGCTCAGGACATTGTAAATGGCGTTACGTCCAAACCCGATGTTCCCGTAGTCGTAGATGAGTTGTTTCCGGGCTGCCCTCTGCGAATTATGGGTGGCCCTACGCAGCAGAAGGATATTGTTGCGTGGATTCGGTCTTCATTGGATACGCTGGACAAGGAGTTGATTGACAAACACTTGTACAAGGCATTCGTGGAGCTCTGTAAAGCTCGTGACGTAAACCTGACCAGACAGGTCATTTCCAAGACACCGGTGATCCGCGCCGAGCGGGGTCATTTACAAATAGACACTGTAGATAAAGCAGAATGAGTGTTGAAGCGTTTCATTTCTGGTCTCCGTCGTGCACCCCGTGTGCCGTGATCAAGCCTGCACTTGACGACCTGAAGGAGGAATTTCCGGATGTGAAGTGGACGTCAGTCAATACTCACGTGGATCTGATGGGACTGGGAAAGAAGATGGGTATTCAGGTTGTGCCGACAATTGTGGTGTTCAAGAACGGTGCCGAAGTGGGTCGCCATTCAGGGGCAAGTATGATTTTGTACTATACGCTTATCAGGAAGGCCCGCTCATAGCGGATTCAATGAAAGACTTCAAGATCGGCCGGCCATCGGGTCCAACAATGTACTCATTGCCTGCGTCGTCCTTGTAGGTACCGTCGGCTTGCTTTTTCAGAGAGGTCACATTGGGGCCTTGGGGAAGTATAGCCGACGGAAGGCGTGTGGGGATCGTTGATTGAACAATGCCGTATCCAATGCCACCAATGATAAATCCCTCAACGAACGAGATGAAAGTCTTGATAAAGAAACTCGGTCCCATATTGTCACAGTCTTTCAGCTGCATTGCCTGAAGACCGAAGAACAGAATGAATGCGAGCCAGCTGAGCACGCTGTCAAGCGGGTTTCGGTTGACCATGAGATCCAGAATATAATACCAAAATATAGTTGCGGTGACAACAAGTCCTTGAGGAGCATACTCGCTCTTGAAGAATTCAAACCCCACAACTTCGCATCCATCCCATGCACTCATTCCACCACCGCCGCGAAGTCCACTAGATGTTGCCGGAGCTGCCGCCGCCACCGCCACCGCCACCGCCGCCCCGGCTCTCCGAGTTTTGACGATATCAAGCAAATCATTGAACATGACATTCAGTCCATCCAGTAGCTTGCCCATCAGGAAGTTGATTGGAATGGAGCAGATACCCACGAGACTAGGGATTGAATATGCACCCTGCATCGTGAAAATATCTGCAAAAACTCCGAACAAGATCAGAATGTGGGGTAGAAACGTGATTGAGTCGTTTAAGAGAGTTCCAAACCCAGCGGGTTTCGCGATATTCGGTGGCCTCGTTGCATATAAGGTACCTATGACAGAGACGATGGACACGATGATCGCCACGAGAACCACGCCCCACCACGGGGTATCTTTCGCAGGGGGCAACGGTTCTGTTGCCGGCGGAGAAGCAAGTACAGGCGGCGGTGGCATATTGTTACTTCGTGATACTTGTTTTGTCTGCTAGAGACAATGGGGTCCGGCGATTTGGCACTAAGTGTTCAAGATTCCGGCACATGTGCCGGATGTACGATTGTGTTAGGTGACAACATCTCATCTACCTCCACATTGACGAGAAAGCTGTTCCCGACGCAGCAAAAGATGTGGGACCCCTCCGATGACCCCAATGACTTCAATGGAAGTCAGATGGTTAACCGGAAAACACACGGCGGACTGACAAAATTTTTTCTATTTCCATCTATTCCGTTTGCTCTCAACCTTTCAGTGACGATCAAGGCTTCAGGGGCCACGCTTCCTCTTGCATCCGGCAACATGACGCACATGAGTGTCTACCATCCGTTTCCACTTCGTATAGAGGGGCAACAATACGATGCGTGCTTTCAGATCGGCGAGTTTGGAGCACGTAACAAGCATAGAATGGGGCCTCCACTTCAGCACATCGTTTACGATTTGGGCCCGTTGGTGATAGGAACGGGGGTTGTTGTGCTGATTCCTCTGGCATCCGGATCGAACCTAAGTGGATCTGGTGCGAAGTTTGTGAATTCGTTTGCAGGGTTGATGCCTGGTGCTGCAAATGGCGTGAGTATTCCCAGTCTCAAGATTGCAGACATGCTGGACGTGAGTCGCCCGTTCTACACATGGAAAACTGCGGATGGTACGCGAGTGATTGTGATGGCAGAACCCGTGATCATCTCAGACTCCAATATGAGAAGTATTCAGACGAGCATACCTGCGACGCCCACTGCAGATGCGATTCACGAGATTGGTCCTACTCAATATAAACCAGTGGCGCCTCTACCAAGACCGCCCGCTCGTCGAATCCTTCAGCCTCCGGTTGATCTGACAATAATAGGAGAGAGCAAGAGGGGTCTATTCATTGAGGTCTTGAAAACAACGGGATATGTAGTTGCTGCCTTTTTTGTGATTTGGCTGGCAATCAAGTTTGCAAAAAGTGATACCGGGAGGAACATTGTAGAAGGAATAGGCGCTGGACTTTCAAGACTCTGGCGTGGCCTTGGAGGTGCGTCTGCTCGTGTCGGTCAAGGAATCCGAACGGGCGTTGGGGCTGCTGGATCTGCCGCAAGTGCCGCTGGGTCCGTAATTGGGTCCGCCGCGAGTGCCGCTGGGCAGGGAATCCGGTCGGACATTGCCGCCGCTGGGTCCGCCGCAAGTGCTGCTGGGTCTGCCATAGGGTCCGCCGCAAGTGCCGCTGGGCAGGGAATCCGATCGGGCGTTGGCGCCGCTGGATCTGCCATTGGGTCCGCCAGTCGGGGAATCCGATCGGTTGCTGCACGTGGATTAGGTGTAGGGCGTGCCCCTCTTGTAGGACGACTTCCAACTGCAGACGAACTGAAAGCAAGACGAGCCACACGGGACGCCACTGCAGCCGCTGACAGGGAGCGTACGGCCAGGCTCGTTGCTGCAAACAAAGCGAAAAGACTCGCTGCGAAGAACGGTACCTTTCAAGTACAAAACCCCCTTCTGGCAAAGCCAGCCGATAATGCGGCCGCGGCGGGGGTTGGGTTCCTGAAGCCCGGACCAAAAGTAGGGAATGCACCCCGCAGTCTCCTCCCGTCCAAGAAAGACGTAGACGGCAACTTCTCTCAAGAAAATACAGTGCGAAAGGCCTTGGCAGCAAAGAGAGCGGCGGCGGCGGCGGCGGCGGCGGCGGCAAAGCCAGCGGCAAAGCCTAAACGTTTTGTCGCGGCGGAACCAGCAGATGGCGAAGAAGACACTTCAGGAGAGGCAGAGCAAGCCGAGCAAGAGTTTGAGCGCAAGGCACAGGCCACACGCCTCCATGGAAGACGCGATACATTTCAACTAGACGAACTGAAGCGCGTAGGAAAGCGAATTGATGAAAAGGGATTCGGTGGAAAGAGGAAGCGTCGCAATCGCATGAAGACTGGACGCAGAATTTAAACAAAACGAAACCCTGAATGTCTAAGACAAGGGCTTCATCATGGTTGTCGCTATTCTTATTGCCGTATCCGGTACTCTTTCGGAAGCGTCCATTCCGGCCAAGACAGCTGACGTGTTGGAGTGGCTGCGCAAGAAGCTGAAACAGCCGACACTTCAGTTTCAGGGCAAGTGTGTACAGGAGGAGCATTCCTTTGCGTTCTTTGCAGTGCCGTCTGAAGTGGAGGACGAACATACAAACCAGCACATGCTGCCACCGCCTTTCCACGACGACTCGTTTCAGGGATCCATTGCTGTGCTCAAGTCAGCCAACCCAAATCCAGACGACTACGATCGCCAAGCATCCAAGTATTTGGACCTAAAGTCGTCTGAGTATGATGAGTTTTATCAGACGTGTACCTTCAACGAAGACGAGGAGGAGGAGGAAGGTGAATACGAAGAGGACGACGGACATGGTGATCCTGTTCAGGATGAACCGGAGGAGACAGATGAAGGAGAGGCTCGTCCGCATATTACCGTCCACATGCTTCATGCATCCAACGTATTCGTGGACCACCCGATGCGAGATCGTGTTCGGGAGAAGTTTGAGAGTGAAGAGATTGAGACGGCCATTCTGAATCGCTGTATTCAGGACGCCCAGCGGTGGTTTGTGGACATTGACTGGACAAACACAGTCTTCGTTGACATGTATCGCAGCCGCGCGGTTAGTTTGTATCCCCACCGCGAGATGGCGTCTACCATGGAGGTCACGAAGTTTGTGGATTCAACGCTAGTCGATTTGAACCCCAAGCGATGGAAGGAGATGATTCAGAGTATCATTGACAAGAAGAAGGCCATGTACTCAAAGAAGTCCACCGCGTCGATCTTCCTCCACTGCTCGTCGTGCAAGAAGAAGACCCGATGTGACTTCTACCAGCTACAGACGCGCTCTGCAGATGAGCCGATGACCACCTTCGTCACCTGCCTTGAGTGTGATAAGAAGTGGAAATTCTAAGCCTTATAGTAATGGGCCTTCGTGACATTCTAAATAAGTATAAACTCTTGACAGACGAGACAGCCGAGCGCATTGACCTTCTGATGTCGGCCTTGCGTAGGAAGCCCGGGTACTCAGACGCACTGAGACGGTATGGAGCTCAGTCTGGGGGTGCAGACTCCAGTGATTTTATTGGCCCTCAAATCACCTCGTTCATAGACGCAACCAGAAACAATCCCGAGGTCTTTCGCACAATGCTAGCCAGCCTTTTTTCAGCTGTCTACATTCTAGACAGTGCAGAAAAGCTCCCTGGATTTGGCAGCATCTTGGGTGCCTCGCTTGATATCATGTTGATGGGAGGCAAGGTGCTGACCAGATCAATTCAGGCGGGGCTTCCTGTCATGATTGGTCTTTTGCCGATTCCGTATGCAAGCATGGCTGGATTAGGAATGGCAGCCGTGTTTGGCATGATTGCATGGCCGATGATTGCCTTGGTTTCGTTAAGTCGTCAGGACTTTGCGACTGCAACAGATGCCTATATTCGCGCAATTCCTCCTCCGTTCGGCGACATGCTGGCAAATGTATTCACAGAAGGCAACCGTGCAGTCGGAAAGATAAACGCCCGTCGCGAGCAGCTCGGCGAGGACCTTGCATCTGCATTTAAGATGATCTCTGAAGCTCTCTCAGGTCCGGAAGTCCAGAACGCGCAACAAGGGTTCAGCAACCTTGCGACAAGGGTGCGAGAGTCGGCACAATCTTCGGCTCCATACAAGACGATCTCTCAATCGATGTCAGGTCCGGCAGCTCAACGAGCACGAGAAGGGCTCAACAATCTTGCCGGAAAGGTGCGACAGTCGGCACAACTTCCTTCGCCTGTTTTCGGAGGTGGCTTTCACAGGCGCACGAAGAAAAGGACATGGAGACGCAGGAGGACACAACGCACATTCGCGAGACACTGAGGGAGTGGATTGGACTTGATGATCAAATTCGCGGACTGCAGGCACAGATAAAGACGCTGAAGGATCGCAAGACACAGTTGGGTACCGGCGTGCTTGAGTTCATGCAGGGCAACAACCTTGACAACTTTGTCATTGAAGGTGGCGCCGGCACAATCGCTCGGTCTACGCGCACACTTCGGCCTCCTCTGCGTCGCACGGCAATCCGTACCCAGCTCCTTCTTCAGTTTGCCGATCAGCCTCAGCGGGTCGCCGAGGCACTCCGAGCAATTGAGGGAATTCAGGAGGGAGACGATATGTCTGTGGGTGGCACGCAGCGGGTCGTTCTGTCGCGTAGGCTTCCGAGGACGCAAAACATCGCACTTCAGTAATGCAGGAGAGTGTGGTTGTTGTCATTACAGTTATCTTTACCTATGTTCACCTGTTCAACAAGATTGCCACCATGTATTTTGACACGGACCGCACTTTGCAACTAGAGGATCTCTACCGCAGAGTCGTTCCTCCAATGAATTTTCATATTCAGCTCTAGTATCAAATATGTTTGAGACGTGCAAAGTAGAGCTCCTTGAGACCTTTGGAGATGACCTGACCGTTGTGAATGCTGCACGGGTCTCTCTGGGAAAACACGTTGATGAATTTGGCGAAAAAGACGCTAAGCTCATTCACTATCTATCCAAACACGAGCACACGTCACCCTTCTTCCATCCTCAAGCCCGATTTCGCCTGAGGATGCCGATTTGGATGGCCCGCGAGTGGTTTCGCCACACCATTGGATTTGCTCGTAACGAAGTGAGTCGCCGTTATGTAGATGATCCGCCCACCTTTCATATCCCTGAGTTTCGGACCCGTGCTCCCGGAAAGAAGCAGGGCAGCAATGACGATGTTCACAAGGACAATGAGCACCTTCGCGAATACATCAAGATGGAATGCAAGGACGCCGTGTATGCATACGACCTCATGCTGAAGAACGATGTCCCGCCTGAGCAGGCACGGATGATTCTCCCTCAGAATATGATGACGGAATTCATTGAGACAGGCTCTATTGCTGCCTACGCTCGGCTGTGCCATCTCCGTATTAGTCCGGACGCTCAGGCAGAAGTCCGCATTGTTGCGCAGCAGGTCTCGGAGCAGTTAAAAAGTAGGTTTCCTGTGAGTTGGGCCGCGCTTACTCAACCAAGACCTTTCGAATCACCTTCTTAGGCTTGGGCTTTGCTGTTGACTGCTTCAGCCAGTCTGCTTTGCTCTTGAATAGACCCTGTTCAAGTCCCGTTAGAAGGCACGTCCGGTGTATCGACATGTCGCCAAGAGCCACTTTGCAGATAATACACGTTCCATCCATTTGTTGTAGGGATTGTTCCTACCTGCCGCGTTTCCATTTTGTAGTTTCTCAGATACATGAGAGCCCATGCGGCAGAACGCTCCGATTGATTGAACTTTCCGCGCTGATTGAGTTCGGCGGCTAGCTTGGCCTCCTGTGCGCGTGACCGCCGCGGAACATACTCACGAAATCGCTGGAGACGCTCCATACGACGAGCACGGGACCCCGAGGTGTGGGCACCAAGACGCAGAAGCTCAGAATTGAGACGTTGATCGGATACAGTGTTCGGGCGCATTCTAACTGATGTAGTTAGATAGCGAAAAGAATATTCATTTTATATAAATGAGTCTCCCCCACTTCAAATTCACAGGTCGCGCTCTCAAGCCCACAGGTGCACGCAAGATGGTCTTTGAGATTGACACCTCAGTTCTCAAGGCAAAGACCGTGCCCCCACCTGCACAAGAGGCCGTGGCGGCTGCTGAGGTCCCCACGGCTGCCCCCTTAGAGGTGGAACCGCCTGCGGAAGTCAGCCAAGCTGCTCCGGAGACTGGGCTTATGCCAGAGGATCCACCTGCTAAGTGAGCCCGGAGTGTCGGGCTTGTTCCAATGCTCTCCCATACCTGAATGACGTTTCAAATACCGTGCTCTACGAGTCACATCCTTGTGCTTTGTAAAGTCACTGTACCCCTTGGCTCCAAAGGGGACGATCTTCTCCTTGCCATCTTTCTCAAAGACCGCATCCCATTTCTTGTCTGCCTTGTGGGACTTTCGCAGTGTCTTCAACCTCATTATAGTGTAAAAAGGTTTTGTTTGTTGTCTGCGCCTGAACTAGACATCTAGGTCACACATAGCCGCCTTCTTTGCTAGAATCTGATCAACGCGCGTGCGCAGACGCTCACCGAGCGAGGGTTGTGGTTCCTTATACGGCGGTAGCTCGTGATAGAAGCACCGTGTTCGGAAGTCATACTTGATCATGTCCTCAAGGGTTGCTCCGTTGGGTCCGTATGCCCAGCAGATCTTGTTTCCTCCGTACCTAAACCCATAGGGCGCAGTACAGTAGCAGGCGCATCCTCTGCAGGCAGGGCGAGCGGGAGGTCCATACCGAAGAATACGAAGTGAAGGGAGTGCCATGGTACTCAGAGCAAGCTTGGCTAGGTCAAGATCCGTTTTGTGTGTTCGTCTAAAATGGATTTGAGTTTATGAAGTAAATGGATGTTAGGTCATCACAACAACATATCAAAATGGCAACCCCTCAACGTAAGAAGCCCACGTGGATGGACGACAAGGACTGGGAAGCACTGCAGCCTACACTCGACACAGCAAGGGCAGACGCCGCTAAGGCCGCGGAGGAGAAGGCCGCACGCGAGGCGGAGACAAAGTCAAAGTGCGTGGCGTGGCACGCATCCAAGCCAAAGTGGGTGCGCCAGGAGGTGGTCACCCATCCCGGAGTTCGCGGGAATGAGCGCGAATGGGAAGTTCCCCCGAAGACGGGGTTTGCGAATGTCCTGAACCGAGCCAAGTGCCCGTTCTGCGGAAAGGACTAGACGTAGTGGCAAGAACCCAAACAATCCAATACTTTTTGCCTGTAGACCAAAACGGAAATGATTTGACCAAAAATTTAACAGTCAGGGACAAAGACACACATCCAAAATGCCTACTTGCACTGCCTTCACTAAGAATGCCTCGCCCTGCACCCACAACGGACACACCAACGGCCTTTGCGGCTACCACGCACCGATGGTGACAACACCTCAACTTCAACTCAAATTTACCCGCGACCAAGCTCGCCTGCGGGCCCGATGGCAAGCAGCGACCGCGGCTGGGGGTGCGCCCGCGCCTGCGCCTGTGCCCGCGGTCCCGCCTGTGCCCGCGGCTGCTGCCCATCCTCCGATCTGCGGGCATCTAAAGAGGACCGGTCGGCGGTGCGAGGCACTGGCTCAGCATCCGGACGGAAAGTGCGGCATGCACCACGCCATGCTCATTCGGCATGGAGAACAGCGGCGCATGTTGGATCATCTTCGGGAGGTGCGTCATATGTACATGGATCACAGGCCGGCTGCCGAGCTTGACGCCTACGCACGGGAGGCAGAGGTTGGGCTTAACCCGCAGTCAAGGGTGGCCCTGTGGAGACACGTGGACCACTACGTTCTGTCTCCGCACTACACCACACTGCGCACCCTGATCCTCAACGGTGCGGATGTTGCCGGAGTGACGGGCCTGATTGATGCGTTGGCACACGACGGACTTATTCAGAGGCGCAGAGAGATGCTTGGCGTCTTTGCGGAGGCTCTGTTCCATCAGTTTGACCGCCTTCCCAACCGTGCGCCTATTCCCGCGAACCGCCGGGAGGCACAGTTGGCCGCGGACACGCAGAACGTCCACAGCGCGGAGTTCTCAAAGCAAATGACCGAGGCCATTGATATGCTGTGCGCGGTGGAGGTTCCGAACACGCAGAAGGCCACGGTCCACGAGATGCGTGAGTCGTGGCGCGGCTTGGGAAAGACAGAGTTGGAGATCTCAGTGGTCTATCGCGACGTGACCACGTGGTGGAACAAGGATACGGTGTACAAGATCGGTGACAAGCTGTACCGCAAGTGCCTGCGCGGACTGTGGTGCACAATCAAGACCTACACGGGAGAGACCCGTATGGAGTTGGAGAAGCGCCTGTGGGACGAGTGCCGGGATGCGTGTGTTCCCTACTCCGTCTGCACGCAGGGACATCTGGCTCGGCTGAGTAACGTCATGGTCGGATTTGACGAGGCATTCGCACAGCCGGTTCCAGTTGGGGAGATTCTCCAGCAGAAGATGGCCGCCATTGCGGGGATGGACATTGAATCTGACAAGCAGATTGAGCTTGCTAGGGCACTTCTTGTGGAGCTCAAGATCCCCGAGGAGAAGCACGCAGATTGGCTCGCGGCTTTCTGAACACCCGTGACACATGTCACAAACCATATACTCTTTTTATCTTACCCCCACATCCCCCATAGTTTCGTCTAAAATGGATTTGAACCAATCAATAATCTCTATCTTAGGCGCCAACACACAATCAACCACTACCCAACCAACCACCCAACCAACCACCCCAACCATC